AGATGCTGATGTGAGCCCTAGAGCGGCAGCAATGGCTCAGGGTTTTGCAAGTATAATTCAACAAGGACCTGTACTTTTTGCAGCAGCAGCAACAAGGAATCCTTATTTAGCGTATTCAATGTTGCCAATATTTTCAGCACAAGAAGCTGGCAGATCTTATGTTGAGGCAAGAAATGAGGGCTTAAATTATCAGGATGCTTATAACAACGCAAAGATAAATGGAATTATTGAAGGTCTTACAGAGGCTATTCCAACAGCAAAACTATCTAAGTTATTTGTAAACTCATACAAAAAAAATAAAAATGTTTTAAAGACCATGGCAAGAGATGGTCTGGATACAGCCATAACAGAATATGGTTTTGAAACTGTTAATGGTGTCTTGCAAGAGCTTAATAATACCGCTTTCGGTTTACAAACAGAACTAAGTCAAATTCAAGAAAACAAAAAGGATCCTTTATACAACGGTCCAACAGAAATAGATTTATTTAAATCAATCTCATATAACTCTTTTTGGGCTACGATTGCTGGCAGCGGCTCCGCCATTACCGCAAAAGGTTTGTTTGAGTTATCTCCAGAATTAAAAGACCAGCTTTTAAAGCTTGATCCAAATATGGCAAGGAAGCTGGCTCGGGAAATAGAGAAAGGGGTAAGAAATGCTGACTATCTTGATCAGGCGTTAGAGAGAACCACCCTTGATATATTAAACAGTGGCTTAGATGGAAGCACTAGTATCAATGTTGAAGACTTCTTAACAGATAATTATCTTGCCTATCAATTGGGCGACCCTGCCGAAGAGGTCATTGAGGAAGAACAAATATTAGAAATTAACAATGCCCTTAAGGAAAGAAAAACAGTTGAGCAGGTTGCTAGACCACAAGACCTAGAGGCTGCACAAAAAATATTTGCACCTACAACCACAGAGATAGATGAAGATGTTTCTCCGGAGACTAGAGAAGCTAATCAGGACTTATTAAATGATATAGAAGTATCAGAGATGGATGGCAAAATAAATCCAATAAGCGTGCAAGAAATAAATTTACAAGAGAAAGATGCTATCAAAGCTAATATAGTAAATACTAGAAGATTTAATGTAGATGATTTTTCATCTAATGTTTTTTTTCAACAAGACATAGACAACTATACTGCAAAGCTTAGGGACTTTAATGAGGTCGAGGCAGACAACCTATCCACATCAATAGCGATGATGAGAGAGGCTGGCATGCCTTACGAAATAATAGAAGACATTTCATTCTTTGGAATGATTGGTAACGATGAGCGTTCAGGAAGGGTTGTTAGCACACCATATGCTGTTTATAATCCAGCGTTTAAAAATATTGCATTTACAAAGCTTTCAGGGATTTCTTATGACGCTGAAGCAGCAGGAAAAACCCTTGTTGGGTTATCGACTTACAACCTTAATACAACACAATCATTAGCACACGAGCTTGGGCATCATATAGATTATGGTTTTTTTGATTATGGAGAATCTGCACACTTTGATAGTCCCCTTTTTGAGGTACCTGAATACGAAATAGCTGCCCCCTCAGACACTGAAATAGAAGCAGTAACGACTAGATTTAGACAAAGAAATCCAGAGCTCGTAATCAAGTCTGGCACCAAGGGTCCAATAATAAGAGAAGCTTTTAATATTTTAAATAACGATCAGCTTGTTAAGTTAAATCTTAAAAAAGAATTAGCAGACGGTTCTTATTTACAAGGAAGAATTCTTGAATATCCAATGAGTTCTTACATATCTACGATGCATGCAATATCTCAGGGTGCTGATCCAGCATCTGTACAGAAGCAACTTAGATTTATTAAGGGCGAGATTTTTGCACAAATGCATAGTCTATATTACACTAACAGAAGTTTGCTGGAGGAGTTTGCTCCAGAAACAGTTAAACTAATAGAAAGGATTAACAATGAGATTTCAGTTGACGGATTTGGAAACAAAGGCATCGGAATACTTCGTGCGTTTCGGTCACCCCGTGCCCCTAGAGGTCTATCGATTTCAGGAGAAAGGCAAGACTTTACAACAGATAGAACTAGCGTTACAGAAAGACCAACCGGTGGAGAGTTGGCAGAACAGACCGGACCAGAAGCAAGGGACAATTTACGATCTCCAATACGAACAAGAGTAGGCACAACAGGTCAATATATAGGAGCACCTGAAGGTGTAACATCTCCCCAAGCTCTTGGGGCTCTAAGAAGAAAAATACTAGGACTAACCGAGGAAGGTGAGGTTGGTAGATTTTGGTATGAGCAAAGTGCTCAAGCATTGTTAGATGTAACAGGGGGAGATAAAGCAGAGGCAGATCTGTTAGCACAAGCAATAGCAATCACATCTCCTGGTACACCGGTGAGTACAAACATGGTTTATGCTGTGCAGGCATATTCTCAGCACAAGGCTGGTAGACCAATTAATACTGGCAGATTTACACAATCAATGAACAAAAAGCTTGAGGCTCTTTTTTCAGGGGAAGAATGGAGTGGGAGAAAAACAAATAGCTTTTATTCAAACATCATAGGATTTATTGACCCAACAAAAGAACAAGCGGTAACTACAGACCTTTGGATGATGAAAGCCTTTGGTTTTAATACCGAGTCCCCTTCACCAAAACAATATGATTTTGTAGAGCGAGAGGTAGAAAGGATTGCTGATCAGCTAGGCTGGGAACCAAGACAGGTGCAAGCCGCTATTTGGGTTGCCAAAAAATCTCAAGATGAGGGAACCTCACCAGAGGTTTCTAAGTATGACTACAGTGATGCATTAAAAGAAAACCTTGGACAAATTAGCTGGGAGTCTATTCCCGGAGCAACAACGAATCATATGCCAGAGATTCAAGATGCGACTTACGAACAACTACAGGAATACCATGTAGCAGTATCTAAAGCATTCCTTGATGAAGACGGTAATGACATAATCGCAAAAGAACTTGGGTTATTAACACCAGGTAACTTTGAAGCACCCGGATATTTTGAACAGAATGTAAATCCCGGAACACAGACTGAAGCTGTTCTTGTTAAGAAATATAGGGCACAGAAGGATGAGATAACAGCGTTAGATCCATCCAACCAAGAACTAGCAGAGGCATACTCAGCTGTTGTTGGCATCTTATTAAAACAAGATGGTGTTGGTTATCACAAACCTTTCTATAAAAAGAACATCGCAAAGAAAGATTTAAATGGTTTTGAAATAAATATTGGCAGACCACTATCTCAACAAGAGACTGTCGCTGTTGCTGAAGCAATTGCACAAGAGTCAGGAAATACAGAATACAATCCTATTGCTTCTCCAAGAGGAGCAAGAATTATAAACTTTGATTATGTCGGCATTGACAACATTAAATTTAAATCAATTGTTGAACGAGCACTAAATAGTGTACAATTTGAAAATAACGAAGATGTTAGGCTGACACACTTTGCAGCAAACACCGGTTATTTAGGCAACAATTGGGAGGTTGATAAAAATGGCGAAGGTTACTTACGAGATAGCAGACGAATTTCACCCGATCTTCAAAGAAGGGTTGAAAGTCTCGTCAGGCAAATCCAACCGAGAATTCAAGAAGTTGATCAAGACTTCTCAGAACGATATGGATGGACCAGAAATGAATCCATCAACTCCAACTACAGACCAAGACCAAGCGATCTAGAAGCCGAATCAAGAGCACCTGTATATGATGGCGATACATTAGTAGAGCCAGCGTATGTCGATTTTTCAATAGAAGACATAAAACTTATACAAAGAACTGCAAACAAAATTCAGCCACAACTTTTTGAGGGCGAAACACCAGAAGACTTTCCAAGAATAAACCCAACTAGAGATGGTGAAAGGAGGTTTGGATTTCCTCAAGTTGTAACTGATTTTGTTATAAGGATGCCTATAGATGACTATCTCAAGCTAACAACAAGTTCAGATAATGTTATTCAAGAGATAAGGGAAGAGGGTCCAGAGTATAGTAATGTTGACACTAGAGCAGAGGTATCTTCTACATTCGACCCAAGAGAACAAGTCGGAAATATTCCCGTATTTTTATCTGTTGATGAAACCGGAACGGTAACCGGTCACGAGGGCAGACATAGATCAGCACTCGCACAAAAAGATGGTGCTCAGACAATACCTGTCCATATTAGGCTAGGGGACTATCCAAGCAGAGAAGGTTTTGAAACTCTGGTAGAAAACAAATTTAAGTCTGATGGACAGATTCCATTAACCCTTAAAGAGTACGGTATTGATATTTTAAAACCACAGGAGTTTGGTGGTAAAAGCGAAAGATCAGGATATGAGTTTGATACAAATAACTACAACTCTGCACCTGTTATAGGTGAAGGTCAAGAAGCTCTTGCTGTAGCACAAGGACCAGACACAATGTCCCTACAAAAACCAGAAGACTCTGATATGTTATTAGAGGTTCCTCCAAGCAAGGGGTCAAAACCACCCCCATCAGATCCCAAACAAAACAGACAGTTTAGTCTTGGTGATGAAAACTATTTTCAAAGAAAGTTTAGAAACTTTAAGTTGAACATAGTTAATAACTTTGATCCAGTATTTACAATTGAAAATGCTATTAAATCAGAGTTTGGACCAGAGGCTGTTTCTGGAAGAAGGGTTACCGATGAAACTGACTTGTATCATGGCAGGGTCAAAACGGGAGTAGAAAAATTTGAACGAAAAGCTGAGAAGCTTATTAAGTTCATTACAGATAATGGTTACACAATCAAACAATACAACGAGTTTATTTATAACTTACACGCACCTGAAAGAAACGAATACATTAATACCCTCAGAGAACCCGGAAAACCCGGATCTGTTAAATATAAGGATAGGGGCTCCGGTATAAAAACAGATGATGCTATTAAATACCTAAAAAGAAATGGCGTAATCTATGAAAACGGACAGGCAAGAGCAGTAGCCAACAAAGGAAAAATTTTACTTAAGGCATACAACGAACTGCATAAGCCAATCATTAATGACACCATAAAGTTATATGAAGATAATGGCTTGGTTGATCAAGAAAACCTAGCTGATTGGAAATCAAGATATAAATATTATGTACCTCTAGCAGGATTTGCGGCAGATACACTTGCAAAAGGATCAGAGCCTTCAAGTTCAGGCACAGGCTCTGTTGCAAAAGCATTCTCTGTATCTGGATCTGAGGTAAAACAAGCCAAAGGTAGAATATCTAAGGCTGACTTTGCGTTAGAACAAACACTAGCAAGAGCCTCAGCGGCTGTCATTAGGTCAGAAAAAAATATTATTGTTAAGAAACTTGCTGATCTCGCAAGAGAGTTTCCTAACGATGATGTATGGCAAGTTAGAGGCAAGAATAAATTTATGGCAGCCAAGCCACAATGGGATGGAGAGAAGGCAATCATTTCATTTAAGGAAGATGGTAAAGAAAAAGTGGTTATTCTTAAAGACGAAAGATTGGCTAGAGGTTTAGCTGGCTGGGACACTGATACATCAAGTGCATTATTCAACGGTCTTGCAAAAGTAACTAGAGGTCTTGCGATGGTTAACACCGTGTTAGATCCTGAATTTATGATTACCAACTTCTTAAGAGACTTCCAAACAGCAGGATTTAATTTAGCCGCTGAACAAGAACTTAAGGGTGGTAGAGCAGAGAACCTGAAAATCCTTGAAGAAAAATTTGGATTTAAGAGTGTTATTAAAAACATGAAGACCCTCAAGAGGGGAGAAACTAGAAAAGAAATGAATGCTGAGGATCAACAATACTATGATGCATTCAAAGATTCAGGAGCAGAAACAGGATATGTAGTCCCCCCAACCATAGAAAAAATTCAGTCAGACTTGAATAACATGGCTGAGATGTATAAGGGTACATTTAAGGGAAATACCAAAAAAGCAATTCAGTCAGTCTATAAACCAATTGAGGTTGCTAACACCGTTGTTGAAAACGCTACAAGATTTACTGCATTTAAGGCTGCCCTAGAGCTTCAGGGGGGAATAAACAAAGTAACCCCAGAACAAATTAAGAAGGCAGCAATATTAGCAAAGAACCTAACCATTAACTTTAACAGAAAGGGTGTTAAGGGTAACGGTTTAAATGCAATGTACATGTTCTTTAACGCATCAGTACAGGGATCAGTTAACTTCTTTAGGGGTTATGGACCCGGAGGACTTTCAAAAAGAAAGATGAAGCTTGCTGGTGGTCTCACATCTATAGGATTCTTTACAACCCTGTATAACTTACTTTCATCTCCGGAAGACGAAGATGGGATGCTCTATTATGAAAAGTTTCCAGAGTACAAACATAAGTCAAACTATGTGATTATGTTGTCAACACCAGATGTTGACCTTAAAAACGGAGAGCTTGAGTTCAAGAGAAGAGACTCAACAGAGGTGGTTAACCTCAATGGCAAACCTTTAGCAGTTACAATACCTCTCCCTTATGGCTTTAATGTTTTTCATAACTTCGGAAGAGTCATGGCAGAGCTTTTATACACACAATTAAATGATGAAGGAAGAGAGATTACAAATGTCGTAGAGGCTGCAATTGATGTGGCTGACTCGATGCTAGGATCCTTTTCTCCAATAGGTATAGCGGAAACAAGATCTAAAGGCTTTGGGTCTATCTTAGATAAGACCATCAAAACAGGAGCCCCAACCGTTGCCAAACCCGTTGTTGAGTTAGCCCTAAATGAAAATTGGTTTGGTGCACCAATCAGACCTGAACAGTTCCCAGGTGATTACAGACCAAAAGCCCTACTCAGGAAGAAGAATGACAGTGAGGCTATTGCAGTTATAACAGAGTTTATGAATAACATCAGTGGTGGAAATAAATATCTTCAGGGTGATATAGATATATCTCCACAAACAATAGCATACTTGGTTGCTTACGGAACCGGTGGTCTAGGAAGAACCGTAGGAAGAACAGGACAACTAGTTTTTGATGGTGTTGCAGAGATTGCTGAGAGAGGCTTCGGTCAGGGTCAAGGTGCTGTTAGAAAAAGAGAGCTAAATCAAATACCTTTTATTAGAAGATTGCTTGCTGTACCAGAGGATCATGTAACAAGTAAATTATATTACGATGCAAAAATTGATGTTGAGTCTTACGCTCAGGCTTATCTTAGAAATGAAAATGATATTTCTGTTGATCCTAGAGTTGCTCAAGACATGTACGATGCAAGACCAAACATTATGGCTCTAACAGACACCATAACCCTTTCAGCACCACAAGACAGATCAGAGGTTGATGCAAGTATCGAAGAGGTTAATAAAACTCTTAAATCTTTAAATGAAGAACTTGCTACAAACGAAGAGAACAAAAAAATTAATCCAAGATTTTATTATCAACAACAAGAAAGAATTGAAGAAGAAATTCTAAGAGAACAAAAAAGATTTATTAAGATTTACAATCGAGCCATAGCAGCTGATAAGAAAGAAAAAGAACGATCAAGGAATAAATAAAAGAGCGAAGCTACCAAAGTATATACTGTAAATAGGGGAAAATATGAACGAAGGTAGCCCCGCATGAAGGTATCAGATCCTAAGATATCAAAGATATCGTATTCTCACAAGCCTCACTTAGGTAATCCTTAGACAGGTGAGCGTATCTGTTAACTATATTAAAGTCGGACCACCCACCAAGATGTTGCAAAGTATGGAGAGGAGTTCCATTTTGCACATGATGAGTAGCCCAAGTATGTCTGATGTCGTGCCATCTAAAGCCCTCTAAGCCACACTTTTTAAGTGCCCTATACCATCCTGTATTAGATGTTCTAGAAAGCTTTCTACCAGCATATGTGAAGACATAAGACCCATTCTTTTCTATGTTGTCTAATAAGTTTTGTGCTTCCTTATTTAACGGTACTGAAAGGGACTTACCATTTTTAGTTTCGTCTGCATGGATAGCAACCCAGCCATCCTTAACATCTTCCCATTTAAGATTTAGGCAGTTGGACATCCTGACACCTGTAACCAGAGAAAAAGCGAAAACATTTTTCAGGTGTTCAGGCAAAGCCTTGTGCAATTCAGCACATTGTTCAACAGTCAGAAACTTAACTCTACGAGCAGGCTCCTTAACTCTCTTGATGATTGGCTTTGTGTCCAACCAACCTAACTCTTCATAGCAGTAATTTAAAACTGCTCTGAGAAAATTGATGTATCTATTAACTGTACCAGGAGATTTCTTTATTCCTGATCTAGCATCTGCAAGGTTTTCTTTGCTTAGTTGATTAACAGGTTTGTTACCAAAGCACTTGTTAAAGTATTTAACATAAGTTGTATCGTTCTTACCTTGGCTTCTGCTTTCGTAGTATCTCTCTACAGCTTCATTAAAATCTCTATTCATTATCAAGCTCCATGTTTTTTAAGATGTGAGTAATCACTTCGATTGTCCAACCGTTGCCTAACATTTGGTAACGCCTAGTGTTTGATACATGGTTGGTGTAGTTATCTGGAACAGTCTGTAAGCGTTCACATTCTAGTGGTGTAAGCTTTCTCCAAAATATTTCTTGAGTATCATCTTTGGTAAGACTTATTTTATGATCGTTGTTTAATGATGGTGTGACTGTTCCCACTTTTCCATCATCTCTAGGCTGTAATTCTTTTGCTCTAAAAGGTGTGTAGTCTTTACCTGTTTTTTTTCTAACCTCTCTGCGAGCCTTCTTAGCCTCTTCAGTTCTAACTTCTCTATAAGATTGAACAACTACTTTCGGCTCTCTGTTACCACCCTGACAGGTGTTAACTGTGGGCGATTTACCATCAGGCGAATACACACGCTTTAATATATCGTGCCCATTAACATCAACTGCTGTGCCTATGTGCTCAGGTTTATGTGACTTACCGTCATTGTCGTAAACAAGTGTAGTATCTTTTGGTAGCTCTTGACCCTCTGCAACCGGGACCATAGTTCTTTGTTTTCTCTCCATGCTATTTTTAGGTTCAGCAGCAGTATATCTTGTTGTAAGACAGTAAGCCTTTTCATCTTTGGTTGTCATTTTTGGTAGATTATCGTCAAGCATTTTTTGTGGCACTATTGTCATCCCATTATTGCCTGCTCCTTTGTACATGGTAGCTGTCATGCATAATGATTTCTGATCTAAGTTTCTTCTGTGTCTACGATTTCTCTCCGTATCTTTTACCGGCTTATGTTTATCACCTATATAACCATTAGCATATCCGTGAGTTCCAGCACAAAGTGTCGCTGATTTTTTATTAGTATCATGAATCGTGTTTGCTTGGCTTTTATAATTTGGATTAAGTTGATTACCGCCTTGATAGTTTTCTTGCAGATTATCTCCGGCATAGTGCTCAGAACCAACCTGATCTTCTAAGATATCTCTTAACACAATCCCTCTCTCTTCAGGTTGAGTTATGTTGGGTATGTTTGTCCAATAATATCTCTGTCTATTTTGAGCACTTACAAGAGAACTATTTATAAGGTGAGGCTCTATACCAAAAGGAATCTCAGGATAACAAGCTGATACTTGTTCTGAGATAACCTGTAGGTATTCTTTTTTCATCTTCACATTCTCAAGCAAAAAATATTTAGGCTTGATTTCTTTTAATAAACGAATGAACTCAAAGAATAAAGCTGATCTTGGATCATCAAAAGCCAACTGCTTGCCGGCAAAAGAAAATCCCTGGCATGGCGAACCAGCTAGCATCAAGTCAACATCTCTAAAATCATTTGGATCTAAACTACACACATCTCCAACTTGTATTGTTTCTGGGTAGTTTGCTTGAGTAACTTTGATTGCATACTTATCAATCTCACTTGCATAATACTTATCAACCTTGATACCTAAACGATTCAAAGCTATCTGTCCACAACTCATACCATCAAATAAACTTAATACTTTCATTATTTACCTTGACCCCGATAAGCCTTGTAAGATCTCTTACGATTCTTATTCATAGTAGCCATCGACTTAGGGTGCCTCCCAATTGAGGTACCCTTTTTGATGTGGTTAATTGTTTGAGTTGTTTTTACTTTAGGCATTAGGCTGCTCTCCTTGATAAAGTTCCAAGTGCTAATGTGTAAACATATTTGTCTGTTGTTAATGAGAACCCATCAAAGTCAACTACGGTTTCCTCATCGGTTCTTTCAAAGTATGACTTAAGGCTTAACAAGCTGGTCCATTCGTCAGCCATAATACCGTCAGTATACTTTTCTGAAACCTCAACAAATGACTTGGTAAGTATTTCTTGCACATAGTCCTGAACAATTTTATTAAGTTCAGATCTAGTGATAAGTTTCTTTGCTTTGGTTTTGTGATATCTCTGTCCGATCAAGAGTCTTTGTTCGTCAGATAAATCAATTGATATATTAGTTTTCATATTTTTCCCTATTAAGTTATTCCCAAATGTTACTATACAATGTATACGAAGTCAACTATTGGTTAGATATCTTTTAAATAAGTCTATCGGAATTAGGCAGGCTCTTTTCTTTTGATTGTCTCCATCACCTAAAATATCTTGCGATGGTACATTGTTAACCATGATGCATTCCATAATTAATGATGGGGTGGTTACCATGATCTCATCCCCGGTATCAAATATCCAAAAGTCAGCCTCAGTTGTGAGTAAAGCAGATGGCTCTCCAAACATCATAAGTTCTATTAATATGTTCCCGGTTTCTTTGCTTTTGAAGTCCGCTTTTATTTCTACCTTCAGATCATTCTCTGGAATATAAATATCATAAGGCTTGAATTTTCCCGGGACCAATACCGCAGTTGGATATTTTTTTTGGATAGAGGCAAGTAGTTTCTTTTCTACTTCTTGCCCAACAAGAAGATCTTTTTTAAAGGCTTGACTCGAATCTATTTTTGACTTCTTGGTAGTCATCTTCTGACATTAGCGACTTAATAGAAAGATCGTTAAACTTATGATCTGAGGTAATTATTTTGGTCAACAAGTCTATACACTTATGGTCTTGATCAAACATCTCACCTTGATTTGTTGCTACAGATACAACCCTTTTAATTGCATCTCTTATTGTTAAATTGTCTATTGTTTTCAATTTCTGTAACTCTTCCCAGCGACTTTCCTGAGATTCAAGCTGTCTAATCTTAAACCCAGATGCTGCATTTCTAATGTTAATTAGTTTCTTTTGATGTGATGTGAAGGTGTTCCAATGGGTAATTTCTTCTTGTGATCTGCCACAAGTTCCACAGGATAGGTCTCCATAAGTAGTCGTACAGACCCCCCGGCAAGGCACTCCATCAAGTTTTGCCTCCCCTTGTATAGATGCGAGCCTCTCAGAGTTAGAAAGGCTCTTTGAATCTTGTGAGGTCATTTCTAATATTACGATTCTTTTTTTGTATCGCTTGTATTAGATTCTACAACACCTGCATCAGGTTTTACAACTTCATACTTCTGTGGAAGTAACTTTGAAAGTTCTCCCTCCAGCACCTTTTTACCCAAGCTTAGTAACCCTAACAAATTGTTTTGGTCATTAAATTCTTTGTTGGCTGTAGCAAGCTGATTAAACTTATGCACTGCCTCTTCAGAAAATTCTTGAGTGTCATACTTCCTAAGCTCAACAGACCCATCTTCGTTAGTATGATTTATCGTTATATGCTTGTTTTCTTCGCTCATTAGAATGGCAAGTCCTCTACAGTTTTAGGTGCTGGTGTAGCACTAGGCTGTGGACCCTTGTCTAGAGCAGGAACAATACTAAGATTAAGTGCAGGTGCCCTCTCAGCATCTGACTCATTCTTATACGCAAATACTACATACTTCTCACCGTTAACATTAAGGTTTCCGTTTAGTATGTATTTTTTTTCGGAGTCCTCTGTTTTCCAAAGTGCCCCTTTATTAGTGTCATCATATTTCTTATCCATTGGTTTTTTCCTCCTGTTGATACCAATCTTCTAAAATTTTAGCAACCTTGTAAGACATACCTCTGTCAAAGAATCTATGTCCCTGAAGATTACTAACCCTTTCAAGGTGATCGTAAACTTTACTATCAACCCTTGAACTGACCGATTTTTTTGGCTCAGATTTAACTTGCATCTTTATCCTCCATAAGTCTGGTGTAAATCCTAGTAGCTCCCTCTGACCTATAGCCTTCTACCTCATGAACCGGAATGTCCTTATCCTCGATCAATCTTTTATAATCGATCCTCCCGGTAGCTTGAGTTAGGTGACACTTCACAGATGAAGTTCTAAAAGCCCCATTATTTTCTTTTACTAGCCTTTCGGATAGCTCCTTCTTGACAGCATCAAGCTCTTTTATTTTTTGTTGTGCTACTTTTATTTCAAGCAACACGCTGGCAAGTTTTTTAGTATCATCGTTGTCCTCAATATCTTTGTAAGGAACACCGGGTTCTGTTTTGTCCATGGACCAACTAGTAATATTCTCAGCATCTTTTTTTGCTTCCTTATACCAATCCATAAATTCTTTTGCTTTAGGAATATAAATGTCTGCCCAATCAGGATCTCTATCAACCCACTCTATGTAATGACTATCTTCATACCACTGAAAGAAAAGCATCTTATCTATGTCCATACACTCCATGCCAAGTTGCATTTGATGCCAATAGTTTCTCTTTTGTTTTTTAACATCAGTAACCGGTTTTGTTTGTGGGCACTTAATTTCTACAGCAGACAATCCACCTCCGGGACCGTTAAGAATAATCCCATCAGGGCTCATACCTAGCCAATCATGGTCAGGGTGGTTAACAAAAGGGGAGTCCTGTATTTGAAATCCCATTTCGTCTTTGAGTCTTTGTATTGCCTTTGGCTCATTATCTTTACCATAGCTAATTGCATACAAAGCCCTGGCATCAAAAGGGTCTTGAGATAAACCATTCTCTTCTCTAAACATATCTCTAGCCAAGGCATCCCACTGATTGCCCTTAGTCCAAATACATTCCTTTGCGGCTTTTTGTATTCTTGTTCCGGTAATCTTCCCTTTTCTAAGAGCAAACCACTCCTTGGTTCCTTGAATAATTTTTTTACTTTGTTCAGCCATTGTTAGCACCTACTACTTTTGCGTAGTGCAAACCAACCTGCTCTCTAACTGTTTTGTCTTCAGCTAAATTTGCAGCCTTATCAAACTTCTTAAAAACTTTTTCTTGATCTGCTTTTGATTTTGCATTTGCTATCTCGCCCTTGAACATATCTAGTAAGCTATCTTCAGGAGCTTTATCATCATCACCTACTTCTTCAGGCTCTACGGTTTGCTCAAAAGGAACACAGAAAAATTGAATCAATGCATCACGATATGCAAAAGATTTTGCAGCCTCTAAATCTCTACCTTGAGTTGACTTGCTTTTACCAACATATGCAGTATCCACAAAAGATCCATCTTCTAATGACAAGAATCTAATTGTTCCCTTGAGCATTGACTCTGTAGTTTTGCCATCGTCAAGGGTCCTGACTCTTATCTTAAGATCTGGTAGAAAGTTGGTTACGATTTTATTATCACAGAGTGGTTTAGCGAATGATGCGTAGACATCATCGATACCTCTGTAATTATATTTTGAGAAAGAATTAAATTTAGATTTCTCAATTGGGTTTTCTATAAGCCAACTTTGAACATTGGCTAACGATTCATAAATTTTATTACTTGTTGTCATTGATACCTCCAATAATGTTTAGACATTGTAAACGAATTGACAAAAGAGTACAACACAATTATTCTACACAGAAATAGAGGTATCATGTCGGTAAAACATATAACAGAAGTTGTACAGCTTGAGGGTATATCACCCACCCAGAAACTAATTCTTTTTATTTTAGCTAACTATGCAGATGAGTTCGGTAAGTCATACCCATCGCATGCAAGGATTATGAAGATAAGTTGCCTGAGTAGAAATGCAGTAATTACAAATTTAAATACATTAAGGGATCTTGGATATATTGAATGGCAAAACAGAAATGACACATCAAATCTATACAAATTAGTGTTTAGTAAGGGGGGTACTTCAGAAGTACAGGGGGGTACTGTAAAAGTACACAATACTAAAACTTATACTAAACAAGTATATATATTAAGTTATGAGGAGATTTTTGATATCTATAAAGAGAAATGCGATCAAAAGTATTTTGTACATTCTGCTAATGCATATGTCATTAGAAACAATTGGAACAAATTAAAAGATGAGGCACGAAGAGGTTTAGTATCACCTAAAACGGGAAAGAAATTAGACCTCACCAAAAGAGAGTTTTGGGAATCTTATTTTGAAATAGCAAATAACGCACAGTATTACAGGACAAGACTAAACGGATACATGAAAGGTAAGCCAACATGCCGGACATTGCTTTCGCTGACACAATTTAACGCAATAATAGAGAGGAAACATGGATAAAAGAGTATTTGATAAAGAGTTAGAAGCCAATGTAATTTCCGCCATGATTATGGAAAGAGACTGTTTTGATAAGGGGGTAGAGAGAGGAGTCCAACCTGATGACTTTAGGTGGGTTGCGTACTCCAACGCATACAAGGCTATGCTGAATACAAATCAAAATGATTTTGTAACTGTTTCATCACACCTTTCTGAGGTTGAGTCAGAGGATGTTAAAGAAGTTATTCTCACATTTATAAGTGCGGCTGGATTTGATTCTTGGCTTGATTCTTTATTAACAAAATCAGCACACAGAAAGTTAGAAAACTTATCTGATGAGATACCTAGAATTGTTTATGATGAAGGATCAATTGAGGAAAAGATTGACCGTGTTAACTCTAAGCTTATGGAAAATAAAATTACCAGGAGTTTTGGTACACCTAAGTTAGCAAAAGAAATATCCAAGAACATAATTGATGAGCTCGCAAATCCGGAAGAAAAAAATAATGTAATTAAAACCGGTTTTCAAAATGTTGATGACAAGATCAATGGATTTAAACAAGGAGATTTAATTGTAATTGCTGGAAGACCTGCCATGGGTAAGACAACCTTTGCATTAAATGTAGCAACATCCAACGCACTAGCAGGTAAAAATGTTTTGATCTTTAGTTTAGAGATGACTAACGAGCAACTGTTAAAAAAAGTTATAAGCTCAATGTCAAAAGTACCCATGGATAGAATCCTTAAAAACACGATGAGTGATACTCAAAAGGTAGATTTTATGAAGTCCATGAAAGAGATAGACGAAACAAGCTTATATATATTTGACAACTCACCCATAACAATAGAAACACTTGTTAACAAAACCAATAGTCTAGCTGTATCAAAAAAATTACATCTGATCGTTGTTGATTATTTGCAGTTGTTGATGACCTCATCTAAGGCACCAACAAATAGTGACTCAAGGGCAGCATCAATGACTTACATATCCAATCTTCTGAAGGGGCTGGCGAAACAAGTTTCGTGCCCAATAATAGCTTTGTCGCAATTAAACCGAGGTGTTGAGGGTCGAACCGATAAACGACCTGTCCTTTCAGATCTTAGAGACTCAGGATCAATAGAACAAGATGCTGACATGGTGGCTATGTTGTACCGGGATGGTTATTACACAGAGAACCACAACGACACATCGGCTGAAATTATTTTTAGAAAAAACAGACTTGGTGATATTGGCACATACGGTTTAGAGTTTAGTCCAGAGATATCAAAATTCACTACATTGTTTGACGAAATATTTGGTACCGATGATAAGATGAAAGATTTATACGAGCAGATATGAACCAAGAAGAAAACTTTCACCAAATGCTTAGGGACATCATTCCTAAAATACAAGAAGCAAGAATTAATGTTTTAAAATCAGAGGCAAATCTTAAAAAGATTTTTTGGATACAGCTTTGTCAAGCCAAGGATGACGGGGAGAGAAGTTACAACGCACAAAAATCTAAGGCTGAAGCAACCGAAGATTACTACAAGGCAAGTATGAATGTAGCGGTAGCCAAAGCTAACCTTGATGCATTACAAACAGAGAAGTCAGCAGTGGATATGCAGTTTGAAGAGTGGCGTACCAAGATGGCTAACCTAAGAGTAGAACGATCACGATATGGTGCTTAAAGGAAGAGCACCCAATAAAGCTGAAAAAGAATGGATGGACAGTATCTCTCAGCTTGGATGTATTGTATGCTTACATTTTTTTGGGGCAGGTAGCCCGGCAGAGATCCACCATATTTCTGGAAAGACTTCTGTCGGGTGCCATTTCCAAACACTACCCCTTTGTTTCAAACATCATCGTGAAGGTATTGACAATGACCTTTACACATCTAGACATCCATTTAAAGCAAAGTTTATAGATAGGTATGGCACTGAAGAGAGCCTGCTTGAATTAACAAAAAAATATTTAGGAGAAAAATGTATTTAGCTATGAGAGAAGATGATAAAGATAATATCAATCCAGACCATTATAAAATTAGTGATGGGGTCCAATGCATTGATTTTATAGAGGCATCCATGACTAAGGATGAATTCAGAGGCTACCTTCGTGGGAACATACTGAAATATATTTTTAGATGTTATAAAAAAAATGGCATAGAGGATATCCGTAAATCGGAGTGGTTCATTAAAAAGCTTATTGAAACACATGAAACATAGAACAGATTGGGGCGACATAGATACAGCAGCTTACGCCATGAAAATCGGGGAGATGAAAACGCACCAAGAAAGAATGGATTATATGAAAGGATTGTCACCCGGATGTATAAACTTATGTTATCTTCTAGCTATGCAGATGTCTTTACCCAAGACCATCGCTAGACTCAAAACTCGTGAGGAAAGAAGGAGAGCTTGGGAAGAGTTGCCAGACAATTCTATGAAGGACATGGTTAAACAACGGGTTATCAAAATATATAAAGAGAGGTGATCGTATGCCGGGAATGAGAGGAAAAGGTAAAAAAAAGAAAAAAGGTGGAAAGAAAAAATCAAGAGGTTGATTGGTCTCAATACCTTAATTCAATAAGGGCAGTCTGCCCACACAGTATCGAATCATTCCAAAGGGACAGGATTAAACTTGTTCCTTTTTTAAACATCTTCACAAGTTCTAATTGGATAGACGATGTAGACGAATTTGATGCTCTTCTTTTTATAGGTGATAATACTGTATCGCTAGGATTGTTAAAAAAATTAGTTGATTATCTGGACATTCAATATCCAAGTCACGAGTTTTTTTATTCATATCCTGACGAGGGTAAATATTCTACCCCTGTGCCTTGTTTGATTGCACAAAACAAAGTGACATTGAATAAAGCTAGAAAAGAATACAAAGAGAAAATAAGGAGAGAGCTATGGAATGGTTAGTTTTAATAGTAGTCGTATCAGTTGGTTTAGCTTGGGTCAAAAGATACAAGCCTAGCTGGTGGGAAAAAATTAATTTTTGGAAGTAGATGAAAAGCAAAACCACTAAAAGGAAGTTTGCCCGAGTTCCTAAAACAAAAAGTGGTGTGCCTTTAAAATATTTGGCTGGGTTGACTGGGGCGAAGAGAAAGAAAAGAGAACAAGAAATCTTGAAAGCTCGTAAACAATACAAGAACAAAACCCTATCTAAATCATCTATGAACAAATTAGCCAAACGGAGAGCTAAAGATGGCAAAAAGAAAAAATAGCACTGAAACCACTCTTAAAAATATGTCTAAGAAATACAATGTTCCTGTTGGAATTCTTAAGCAAGTAGTAAGAAGAGGTCGAGGAGCTTTTTATTCTAGCGGATCAAGACCCGGACAGACTCCAACATCATGGGGTGTAGCAAGGGCTAGGTCTTTTGCTTCAGGTCGAGGTGGTGCAAGAAAAGCCGATGCAGATCTTTGGAAAAAGGTTAAAGCAAGAAGGAGAAAGTAATGCGTAAGAAATTATCACCAAAACAAAAAAAGATAGCGAAGGTTGCAAAACCAAAGAACAGAATTACCGGTGCTGACTTCAGGAAATTAAAGTCCATGAAGAAAGTAAGGAGGAAAAGCAATGCCTCTAAAAGGTAAGATAGCCAAGCAACCACGACACAAAGTCTTTAGAGCAAACAAGGACATCTTTAAAACCCCAGCCCAAGCAAAAGCGAAAGCTAAGAAGCTTGGTCTCAAGGGGATACACTCACACGGAAGAGGCAAAGAAAAAGTATTTATGCCAGGATCAAATCATCAGGCATACAAGAATGCTTTGAAAAAGAAGTAATGGCTACAGTCAAAGACACCAAAAGAGTTTCAGGCGGAGTTGAATACAGGGGTAAGAAATATCCCGGATTCAATAAGCCGATGCAATACCGTGGCTCAGGTAAGTTTAAGAAAACAGTGTTAGCCAAGAAGGGTAACGAGGTCAAGGTAGTTAATTTTGGACACAAAGGTTATGGTCATAATTATAGTTCTAAGGCTAGGAAGTCCTATCTTGCACGATCTGCTGGCATTAGAAACAAAAGTGGGGGGCTTACAAAGAATGACAAATTCTCGGCTAATTATTGGGCAAGAAAAACCTTGTGGGCTGGACCGGGGAAAACAAAGAAAGCCCCGCCCAAGAAATGATTTTGTATACAGAGAAGCAATTGAGAGAAGCATACAAAACTTATATCAAAAATCTAACAAACTCAGATGTTCCTATTGGAAATAAAAAAATCCTGCATGTTCCTATTCCCACTCTTGAGGAGTTCAGAAATATGTACGAGGACTACTACAGCAAATTCCACATAAGCAATGGCTAAATTAAAAAAAGCTTGGATGTTCCTATTTACTAACTTACACCCAAAAAAATGAATAAAAAAGATATTTTGGTCAAGGAATTAGAAACTGTTGGGATAGCTGATCCTGTTGTGAGATGGATACCCAACAATCCAATGGGAAGAAAAACAGGAAAGGTTACAGGCTGGGTATTTAGAAGTTACGAAGATAAGCTCTGGCAAAAACTTGGAGATAACTTTGAGTCAGCAAAAGCTGAGGCACAAAAGATAAGCGTATGAAAATATTTGCAACAGAATTCGAGCATGACGGAAAAGTTTATGACGGTCCTAACATTGTTGCTGAAGACTTTGATCAAGCTGAGGGCATTGCATTGTTGAAAGGAATTAAAGTTGTGGGTGAGATCACAGACTTCGTGATGATGGGCGAGGAAGAAAAGAAAACCATTCACTGATGGGCGATTTAGTTTACATACACAGGACCAACGAGAAGTGGATCGATATCAACGAGGAGCCATTGCCTGATAATGATTTCTGTTTGATCTACGCACACAGCAAAAACACCGATGCTGGAATGATGGAATTACTATCACCAGACACTGACAAAAAGAACACCTGCTCATTCTTATCAACACTCGGCATCAAGCCATTGTATTGGATGAGGATTCCTGAGCCCCCTGAGAAGCGGGGAAAAAAAGAAAAGGGATAGGGTACTAGTCTACCTTAAGCACAACACTACAGACGATCTCCATAGCTCTGAGAGCTAATCTTAAATCATCCTCTGATAAGTCTTTTGGATAGTTATCTAATAGCTGAGTAAAAGAATGATCTCTGACTTCATCCTCTTTGAGTTTTCTTGCGACTTGTGTAATTGCTTCTTTAAATAACATGGGAACCTATAAGAGTATCAAAAAGGTAAGCCATCATGAAGATGGCAACCTAAAAAAAAGATAGTTTATTTTGAGTAAGTCGATTGACTTATTAAATCCTTGGCTCTGTAGAAAAGCTGGATGACGGTTTTATCTTTTAGATCGTACCCGAGACTTTGTAGTTGCTCTTTTAGACCTTTGAGACTTAGGTCTGGATTGTTGCGAATTATTTTTTCTGACAACTCTACGACCTTTAGTGCTATGTCTTTGTTTGACATTTTTTTTCTCCTTGAAAATATTGAGTCCGTTGATCCATTTATCACGATAGATCACAGCAATAATTGCTAAGATGTTCCAAAGAAGAAAAACTAAAAATAGGTTTATCCAAATTTCCATTTTGTCCTCCTTGAAACATCATACTTGATTAACGCTTAAGCAAAAAGTTTTTAATAAACTCCCACTTCCTAATCACAGGTTTAGTCCAAGAAACTTTTTTCTTTTTTCTTTTATCAAAAAACTCAGTTTCTGATCGCCCAGAATGATAGTCAGTTCTAATGAAGCTTTTAAAATTAGGGTCCTGTTTATTAACATGCAGGATGATCTGACTCACAGAGGAGTCCATTGCTTTTGCAACAGCCTCCTCTCCAAGTTCCTCTCGCCTTTGCTCAATCAAATCTTTGTGCTCAGTCATAGTCACTGCCCTCCAATGAATCGATCCAATCAGGATCAGTCTCGTGGTAGTAATCAATCTTGTCCCAATCTATTTTAAAGATCGGGACATTGACCAAGCGACCATATCCATCCGGAAACAGCTGAGATTTTTCAGTTGGTTTCAAAATACCTGTATCAATAAAATTGTACTTGTAATGTCTTCCAACCGATCCTTCTAGCTGAAGCCACAGACCACTGTTAACAGTTTCAAGAGCCTCTTCATATACGCTACCCATTATCTGCCTCCCTGTAGTCTATGACCTCCTGTGGGTCCTCAAACATCTCTACCGGTAAGCAGTTGTATTTAACAACATCTGTTGGATCGAGATCGTATTTCTTCCTAAAAGATTCCACTGTGCTTTTGTTCATCTTCACAGTTCCATCTTGATAGGTTTCTACCAGAAGCTTGGTACCGTTTTTGTCCCAAGCTTGAACATTGGTAATGCTATCCATTAGGCACCTCCTTGCAGTTCTCCTCTCGACCCTTATATGTGTGAAACAAAAACTCATTATCACCTCTCCAGATATCAATAAATTCCGGAGCATGATTTGAGTTTTCCACATATATTGTTATATCTCCTACTCTTATATATGCAGAACAAGCAGACCTTTGATCTATCTCAATTTTCATCTGACACCTCCTCAAGTGCGAGTTTATCTAGTGCATCGATCCTTGCAATTTTTTCCTCTACCGGAAGCTCGTGCCAATCGGGGGGAAAAGAAATTCCGTGAATCGTTGCGTAAAACCTAGCTCTTTGATCTACACCTTTGTCTTCACTGTTAGACATAAGACTAAACATAGATGAAATAGCCCCTACCGTTTTTAAATGATTATCCATTTGTACCTCCTAGTTTTTGAATCATTCTTTTAAATCCATCCGGGTTTTGCTTTTGCATTGATAAAGCAACATCAAAGCTGGACACCTCAATGAGGTATTCGATACCTCTAACCTCTACAACATCATCTGTTCCAAAAGCCTCGGCAACGACTTCCTGTTGAGCATCAAGGTCAGGCAATTTAGGTGCAGACAAATAACCAAGATTAATCCACAGTTCAGCCTCATGGGCGATTTTGTGTCCGAGCTTCCATGCAAGACCGGCATCGATTAAATGCTTCACAGCTTGGACGTGTAAACTGTAATCACCGGTCCTCTCTCCAAGGTTTTTAGTAACAATCTCGTATGCTTCACTACTAGTCATAAGATTACGCCTCCCTTAAATATTCAGGAACACCAGCCACAAACTCAAGCTTGAAGCCCATCTCCTTTAGTTGCTTTAGGTCAAACTCAGTAAATGTTTTTGACCCCTGAAAGACTGCCAGCTTTTTAGCAAGCTGACATTCTGGGTAGAAAAGGTCTCTACCGAAGACATTTTTTGGTTGTAATTTAATTGTTTGCATATTTTCCTCCTTTAAATTTCGTTAGGGTCAAACTCAGATATATCTTCAACACCTTGGACTTGATCGTTGACCTCTTCATCAAATCTTGTTCGTGCTAACCATTCAGCTTCCTGGAGATTCTTTGCTTCTACTTGATAGTAGCCGACATAATCAACTCGGACTCTAATGTTGTAAGTTTTTGATTGTGGATTTTCCATTAGTTCACCTCCCTTTCTTCATCCATAAAATGCTTACCATCATTCTCTGAAAAGAAGACATTTGATGTTGGGTTACAGTGCACAAAATGACTAGTGTCAGGGTCTGTTAACACTTTCTCCAAAATAATATCTCTTTCAGTTTCTGACTGACATTTGATTGTTATATTAAAAGTTTTTAGTTCATCCATATTTTCCTCCTTTTGAATGTTGACTAATACCTCCTCCTTTCGGGGGAAAGAAGAAGGTTTCACGCAATCAGCGATCATCAGTTAGCCTGTAACCAATCAAACTTAAGAGCAACCTCAAAACCCTTTGGGGTTCTCTTTACATAGATACGAGCTATATCCAACATCTCCTGGATATCAGCATCGTTAGTACCACCATGGAGTAGCACATCGGTAATGTGCTGGACCATGTCGCTCATTTGACGGTCTTCCGCCAAATCTTGATTTTGTAATCTAATCATTACTTTTCCTCCTGTGAAATTTTTTCAAGCTTACGATCAATCCTCTTCTTAAGCTCTTTAGGGCTAGTGGCAAAAATAGCCATGTCCTCAGCATCGTAGTAAGACTGAACAATGTAATCGTTATTGAAGCTGTAAGTTCTAGTCACCCTGACCTTTACACCTCTGTAAAGGTAATCCTGTGGACCGCCTAGCTTGTTTTTGCTTAGTGGGTAGTTTGTCATTTTCTCTCCTATTTACATGACTGAGGGGGTTAGTTAGTGCCTCAGTAGTTCCTATATTAAGGTCTTAAATGAGAATGTCAACAATGTATACGAATTATTTTTAATTATCTTTAGGCGGCCGGCTTTCGGGAGAAGAAAAAAAATACGAAGAATCACCTTGAATCAATACTAGATATCGCATACCTTTTACTAATCATGGAGATCGAAAAACTAGACATGAGATTAACTAATTTAGAGGAGTCTGTACGACACATTAAAGAGATGGTCGGAATACTCCCAAGGTTAGAAGAGCGGATGGTCAGTCAAAAAAATGACTTACAGGATCACGAGCTCAGACTCAGAAATCTTGAGAAGGTGCAGAACAAAAATAATGTGTATGTATCTTGGTCAGAAAGATTTGTTCTGGTGGGCATTACCTTAATTGCAAGTGGTGCTTGGAGATTCTTCGTAGGAGGCTAATATCTTTTTTAAACGCAACTCAATGATCGAGGCAGAATTAAATAGATACGCATATCATCCTAGCGGAACGCTTGGTCTACTCACAATTAAGGATCAAGAATTCTGGACCGCTGAACGACCATGGATGAATAACCAAAAAGAAATATCTTGTATCCCAACCGGTGAATATATTTGTAAGGCATATAGCTCACAAAGATTCGGGGAAACCTTTGAGATTCAAGATGTGCCAAACAGGACCTACATCTTATTCCATGTTGGTAACTATCCCATTAAAGATAGTTTAGGCTGTGTGCTCCTCGGGGAAGAAAAAATGGGAGACACAATTGCGGTATCACAATCCAAGAAGGCAATGACTAGATTCAGAGAATTACTTAAGGATGTAGATGCATTCAAGATCACCATCAAAGACCAATTCCCCAAAGACTGGTCATAGACAATGCAAGGCATGCAAGAAGGTATTAGACCTTAGTAACTTCTACACAGGAATAAACGGAAACGGAAGAACATACACTGATAGAAAATGCAGACCCTGCGTAAACGGGGAAAAGAATAAAAGAAAAGGCAAAACACCCGAATCATACATAAGACACATATACAGTCACCTAAAGTACAAGAGAAAGAAAACCCATAACTTCTTAATCAAACCAGAACAAATCATAGAGCTCTACTATAAACAGGATGGCAAGTGTTCATTAAGTGGCGTAGAGATGACTCACATTAAAGATGGCACCGGATTTCATGGTGAGAACATAAGCATCGATAGGATTGACTCTAATGACCACTATCACATCGATAACATCCAACTAGTCTGCTATGCAGTTAACATGATGAAATGGACCCAAGAACAAGAAGAGATGCTACAATGGTGCATTAGAATTAATAACAACTATTATGACAATAAAAAACAAACCACTAAAACAAAGAAAGCTAGAATTCGTTGAGCATTTCTTGGTGACAAAGAACGCAACTGAAGCAGCAAAACGATGTGGGTATTCTGAGAAGTCGTCACATAATCAAGGTTACAGATTGATGAAAGATGATGATGTCCAGCGAATGCTTGCATTTGAATTGGAGAAGTCCCGAGAACGCAACCTCAAAGACTCTGACGAGATCATAGAGAGGCTTAAAGAAGAAGCCCTTGGTGATATCCATGGTGCAACAGCAGGCTCTCGTGTGAAGGCTCTGGAGCTTCTTATGAGGCACTTCAATATGTTGGATCAAAACCAGAAGATTGAGCTATCCATGAAGGATTCTTGGTTTGATAACCTCGATCTCTCTGCCTCTGATTCTAGCGACAAAAAGAATCACCTTAATTAGGCGGTGCTTTCCTTTAATGTATGTATAGTGAGTACCCACTATCGCACAAACCCCCATCACTACAACCCCCGGGAGGTGCCGGACAGGGTACCCTATATACATATACCCACTACCCAATCCCTCTATCTTTCCCCCAAACTAATTTTATGGGGGGGATAGTTTCCTAGGGGGGCTGGTTTCTTAGAATATGGAAATTGAAAAAGATAAATTTCAAAAAATTATCAAAACCTTTAAATCGAATCTCGACATTTATGCCAAGAACTGCCTGAATATAATTAACAAGGATGGTAAATCTGTGCCACTTATATTCAATGCTGCCCAAATGGAGTTGGATCGATTAATAAACGAGCAATATTCTCATCATAACAGGGTGAGAATGCTCATCTTAAAGTCACGACAAACGGGTATTTCGACATACTGTCAGGCACGGGGTTTCTGGAAGACGGTATCCGCCCAAAATCAGAACGCTGTTGTGGTATCTCACTTGAATGAATCCACCAAAGCGATCTTTGGAATGGTTAGATACTTCTATGATAATTTGCCACACCCCTTAGTCAAACCTGACTTAAAAGAATCCACCACCTCATCGCTCCAATTTACCCATGGATCCCGGTGGCGTATTGCTACCGCAAGAACAAGTGAGGTTGGGCGGGGTTGGACAACGAACTATCTGCACGGATCTGAGGTTGCTTTCTACCCCAATGCGGACATTATCCCCGGCTTGCTCCAGACGGTGCCCGAAGATAACTCTGAGATACTTTTAGAATCCACCGCCAATGGTGCCGGAGGTTGGTTCTATGATGCATGCATGAGGTCGCTCAGGGGAGAGGGGGAATGGGCTCTATGTTTTATTCCTTGGAGCATGATGCCCGAATACAGGCGTAAGATTAATAAATACTTTGAGCGTACCGATGAGGAAGAGGTACTTGCAAATATGTTTCATCTTGACGATGAGCAGTTGAACTTTAGGAGAGCTAAGATCCAGGATCTAGGAAGCGAGGATCTATTTAGACAGGAGTATCCAATCACCCCGCAAGAGGCGTTCCTCACTACAGGGCGTGTGTTTGTTGAGCCTAAATATATTGATGCTGCTTACAATGAGTGCTATTCCCCGACTTGGCGTGGGCATCTAAGGGGAAGAGAGATGCTAGAAAATAAAAATGGTCCCCTAAAAATTTTCGAGCATCCTAAAGCTGATAACCGTTATTGTATTGGTGTGGATGTTTCCGAGGGGCTCGAACACGGTGACTATTCCTGCATCCAAGTTCTAGACCACATGGGATATCAGGTTGCTAGTTGGCATGGGCACATTGACCCGTTTGACTTTGCCGAAGTGATCGGTGAGATAGCGAGTTACTATAATCGTGCTTGGACTTTAATTGAACGCAACAACCATGGTCTAACAACGATAAGAAAGTTACAAGATATGGGATATCCAAACCTCTATGTTGAACAAGCTGTCGATGATGCGTATGTGGATCGCCTAACAAGGCGAGCAGGTTTTTTGACAACAAGCAAGACAAAACCATTAATTATTGATAACTTAGTACATTTACTGCGGCAGGGAGAGTCTGGCGTAGCATGCGTTGACTTGATTGACGAGATGCGTACTTATGTTATTGATGCCAGAGGTATTACAAATGCACAGCAAGGATGTTATGATGATAGAATCATGGCATATGCTATAGCACTGTTTGGTTTAAATTCTATGCCCAGAAAACAAAGGATTCAAATAACTAACAGAAAAAAGAAAGAGTTTTTTTAAATGAGCGAACTAGACAAAAAAGATGTAACCCCTGAAGGGATTGCTATGGCTGAAGACGGACTTAACGAAGAGTCCATAAGAACCCTAGGTACCGAACTAAAATATAAATACCGTGAATATAAGGATGCCCGTTCTGACATAGAGGATGAGTGGGTAGAAGACCTTAGAGCATTCATGGGTCAGTATGACCAAGAAACCCTAGGCAAGATTCAAGAGAAGGGCGACAGATCACAGGTGTATGTAGGTCTTACCCGAACCAAGGTGCTTGCAGCCTATTCAAGAATTACCGATTTATTATTTCAACCGGGACAAAGATTTTATTCTATTGAAGCAACCCCGGTTGCTAAACAACCCCTAGTTGAAAAAGAACTAACAGAGCGTGCTGCTTTTGAAATCATGCAGGCATCACAAGTCATTGACCCAATGATGGTGGATGATTTAATTCAGGCTAGATACAGAGAGCTTGTTAAAGAACTAGACGAAGAAACAGACATCCGTGTAGATAAGATGTTGGATGTAATAAACGATCAAACATTAGAAAGTAATCTTGAAGGCAAGATGAAAGATGCTATTATGGAACAAGTGATTTTCGGTACAGGTGCCATGAAAGC